GTAGTTTGCGGTCACGAGAGCCTCAGGACGCAGAATCTTGCGGCCATAGAGGTGCATACCACGAACAACGTCAGCAAAGTTCGTCTGCGAGCGGAACGACTCAACCTTGTTGATCTGCTCTGCAGTTGCGACTGCCGAGTCATGACCAGCAACAATCACACCGTAGTTGGTGGACTGAGCAGAAGCACCCGAAGTACCCGAACCCGTGCCAACCTGGACGGTGTTGTTCGAGACGTACACACGGAAGCCATGCAGGTTGTTGAGCACGAGACCGTTCTGGAGGCCAGCACCGCCGAAGTCTGCGTTGAGAACACGGGAGTCTTCGTCCTTGAGCATTTCAACGAACACCGGATCGACCACGAGCCAACGGCCACGGGTATCCACGTTACGCTGGTCCATCAGACGGCCCATACGTGCAATCACCTGAAGCGGAGTTGCAGTCGTAGCCGAAGCTGCAGTGGCACCACCGAAGCGGGGAGCAACTGGGATCGAATCACCAACGGAGCCAGCAGTCGTGATGTTGCCAAACGAAGTGATGTCGAGCTTGTTAGCTGCGAGCAGTTCGTCAGCGCCAGCAGCGGAGTCTGCCTTGGTGCCGTTGGGTGCGGTGCGAACCGAACCGTCAGCATTGTAGCCGCAGAGGTAAGCAAGCACTTCGAGGTCGTAGGTGTCAGCAAGACGGTAGCCAGCACGATCCGTTGCCATCTTCATGAAGTCCACGTGCGAGTGTGCTTCTTCGATGTCATCAAGTTCAAACTGGAAGTAGTTTGCTTGGTCAACGACGAGTTGGAAGTCAGCGTCGTTCAGAACCTGAGTTGCCAGCGAGGTGCCACGCTTCAGGGTGTTGACGGTGATTTCCGGCTCTTTGATGATACGGACGGTATCGCCTTGGTTAGCAATCTCACCAAAGTAGTCCGAGTTCGTGATAGCAGCAACAGTAGCAGCCTTACGGAAGGCAATCTGTGCCTGCTTCGAGTAGATAACCGGGGAGAAGTTGCCATTCGGCAAGTTGCCCCAGCCAGTTTCCTTTGCAAACGCCATAGTAGAATCTCCTTGTGATATGACGTGTTGGTTTACAGGGTGAAGTGCAACATCATATCCACATAAGAGGCCAAGCTATTTCAAGGGTATCACTGCATCTAGGATGGCCGTCCTGTTGTGCAATGGGCCTTTACTCTGTTGGGTAGTTCTTTCAGTGGCTAGTGTGCTTGGTGAGGTAGGAGGAGCCGAAGCTGCAGCCCTACCTCGGAAGCATACACGTATTTAAGATTGTGACGTGTATGCTATAAGTTATACATATACTAGAACGTGTGTCAAGCCTTATTTTCTAGTCATGTCATATACGAAAGAACCGTTACGCATTGCTTCCATGATAGCATCTTGGTTCTTCTCGTATTCCTTCTCCGACATCTTATACACCATAGACTCAGAGTAAGTCTTCTTGGTATCATCTTTAGTCGGTGTAACTTGATTGCGAGCCTTAACTGAAGCTGCAGCATCCTTGTCAGAAGCAGAGGCGCTGGGCTTCTTAGTGATACCCTTGTCGATCTTGTAGAGATCAAGCACACGGGCTACAGCCTTAGCATCTTCTGCATTCTCGTAGAGAGCATCTTGCACCCACTTAGGCTGTTCTTCTGCCCAGTTGTGGAATGCATCATCGTTACGAATGTCAATGAAGTCAGGGTGGAGACGCAGGAGTTCTGCCTCTGCACGTTCACGTGTAGCATTAGCACGAAGCTGTTCAATCTCACGTAGGCGGCTGTCAATGTCAGCAGAACGTTCCTGTGCCTTCTTGTCTGCAATAGCCTCAACGATAGCAGCTACATCAGGATACTTCTTAGCCCAAGCATCAATCTCATCTTGTGACTTAGGAAGCACCAACTCATTCTTGGCTGCTTTGTTGAGTTGGCTTTCAAGGGTTTCGAAACGCTGCTTCCACTCCTCCTCTTTCTCTTGGAGGTGACGACGCAGATCACCGTAACGTTTCTTGAACGTCTCTTCTTCCTTGCTTAACGCTG